TATTTGATTTCTGCTATCAATCACCATATAACTAAAAAAGAACATGAGTGTCATATGGAATTGATTAAAGAAAGTTTGGAATTAGATTTGAATAAGGTTAGAAAATAATGTTTTATACTGGCGTTGTAGAAAATAGAAACGATCCACTAAGTCTTGGTCGTTGTCAAGTTAGAGTTGTTGGGTTACACACCCATGACAAAACTCAACTTCCAACTAACCATCTTCCATGGGCTATTCCATTACAGCCAGTAACATCTGCTGCGATGAATGGTATTGGTCAAACGCCAATTGGTCCAGTTGAAGGTACAACAGTTATTATCACTTATGCCGATGAAGACCAGCAGTATCCTATAATGCTTGGAACTGTTGGTGGTATTGCAAGAACACCAACTGCTATTGGTTCTGATGATGATGGTGAAATCACAGAGAAAATAAAAGACATTCAACTTAGAACTATAGTTGGACCAGTTACTGGTAAGAAGTTAACATTCATAGATCCTGAGTTGGGTAGAGTCGACTTGACTCGAAGTCTAAAAGCCAACATGCGAGTTATTGGCTTTGGTATTCCAGAAAACACATTCATCGTTAGTATTGACAGTGGCACTGAGATAACTATTAGTTCTGCAGTCACTGGCTATGGCGAAAACATAATCTCATTTAAAGAAGCGCCAACTAACTTAGACGCAGTGCTACAATCTAAAGTCGAAGGAGTTCTAACTACATCGACTGGAGAACCAGTACTTTCTGGTAGCGGTAAACCTATCGTTATATCAGACAGTCCAGTTAAGCAAACAGATACTAATCAATCAATCCCAACGATTCCACCAAAGAGATCTACTCCAAACGAAGCAAAGGCAAAAGAAGGTATCAAAGCACTTCTTGCTGCTTGTGATAAAGTAGGTCTTACTACAAAAGAACAAAAGTGTGCTCTACTTGGTATTGCTGGTGGCGAGAGTGCTTGGATTCCACAACAAGAAGCGTATAATTACTCTCCAGCTAGATTGAAAGAGGTGTTTTCTTTTGCAACACCAGAGCAAGTAGAAAAGTACTCAAATGCCAAGAAAAAGGGTATGTCAAGAGAAGAATTCTTCTCATGGGTGTATGGACCAACTACTCGTGGTAAAAACTTTTTGGGTAACAAAACAGATGAAGACGGTGGTAAATATTACGGACGTGGATTTATTGGTTTAACTGGCAGAGAAAACTATACACTATTCCAGCAAAAAGCTAAGGAATTTGGTATAACTCTTGATCTCGTTAACAATCCAGATTCTTTAGATACAGACATTAATGTGTCAGCAGTTGTTGCTGCTCTCTACTTTAAGATAAAGGTTCCGCCTAAGGTTAATCCTAGTGCACATCCTGGTTATTTTGAAGCAGCAAAGAAAGCTGTTGGTTTTAACGTACCAAACATCGCTGCAGCAAAAAGACAATTCTATGAATACTTTTATGGTGAGAATTCATACGGTGGTGTAGAAAAAGATGCTGGTGCGCCGATAGCAGTGCCACCACAAACAGAAGATGGCGTTGTTAAGCCTGGACCTTCTCCTGAGTCTGTCAAACGTGGTACAGATAATACAGGATTTAGAGATCCAAATAACAAATATCCACTACCAGATTATATCAATGAACCAGACACAAACCGTCTTGCTCGAGGTATTATAGAAGGTACAGTTATCAATAAGAAAGACGCTACTCGTGTTCAAGGCGTACCAACTGCTTCTGGTAGTATTTGGGATCAACCACAAGCACCATTCGGCGCAAAGTATCCATTCAATAAAGTTTATGAAACTGAGTCTGGTCACATTCAAGAATTTGATGACACTCCAGGTCAAGAGCGAATTCATACATACCATCGTTCTGGCACTTTCACTGAAATTGATTCTCAAGGCACACAAGTAAACTATATTGTGGGCGACAATTTTATCTTGATGGAAAGAAATGGATGCGTACACGTTGCAGGTGAGTGTAACATAACAGTAGATGGAACCACAAACATCTTTGCTCGCTCAGACGCTAATATTGAAGTTTCTCAAAACGCGAATTTGACTGTTGGTAATAATCTAACTGTTGGCGCTGCGAATGATATTTACATGGCAGCTGGTGGTGATGTGCTGATTAAAGCTGGCGGTGATTTTAATATACAAGCTGCAAATATCAACCAAAAGTCTGTGAACATGAATTTAGAATCATCGGCAGATATGAATATTTTAGCTGGTGCTACACTACATGCTGACTATGCTGAAGGGCAGTTTGGTAATGGCGCGAGTGGCGCTGTTGATGTAGAACTAACACCACCTGCTGTTGGAATACCAGTAAATTCTGTAGTTCCATATCTAATCCCACCAGAAAGACAATTTGAAGACAAGTCTTCTATTGAGACACCAGATGAATGGGATACACCAGAAGGGCGTCAGCAGTCGAATAAAGAAACATTGCAAGGCGTTCCTAATGCTCCAGCACCAGTTGCTTCTGAAAGTGCGCCAATTCCTAGTGGCGGCGTCACAACTAAGATTCCAGTTGATTGTCAAGTTATCTACACAACTACAAACTTCACTAACGACTTTGTTTTATCTAAGAACTTTAGTCTAGGTATGGTCATTGATGGTGGCGTTGGTGGTAAACATAAATTGGTCGACCAAATGCTAAGAGAATCTAAGACTGGTCCAGAAAGACTTTATACAGTCGGAGAGATCGTTTGTAACTTAGCTCAGGCTTGCCAAAATATTCTTGAGCCAGCACTAGAAATACTTCCAGGTGGTATCGGCGGATATAACAAACTATGGAGAATCAACTCTGGTTATAGACAGGTTGGTGGTATTTCTACTCCTCATTCTGACCACTGTAAAGGTTTGGCGTTTGATATTGGTATTCTAGGTAATGATAAGATTAACAAGACATATGAGCTTGTTCAAAAGTTTGAAAAACTAATGCCTTATGATCAGATTATTCTAGAGTATCGTTATCCAGAATCTACTTGGATTCACATATCTTACAGACCTAAAGGTACTAGAAAGATGGCTTTCACTATGGTTAATGATGCTATTTACCACAGAAACTCTGCTGGAATTCCTGAAGGATTCTACTTACACGACACTATTCCACCAAAGGCTAAGAAAGCATAATGCCAAACTTAACATATAAAGGCGCGATGAGTAAGGGTTTGGATGGTCCACCAACAGCCCTTACTGCTAAAATCCAATGTGTTAAAACTTATGTTGGTGGAGTGTTAGTAGGCGTAGTTGGTGACCAGTTTGCGCCACACCTAGGGCATATTGGAGCACAGAGACAAATAACAGCTGGCGCTGCAAAGACTTTCTTCGAAGGTTTTGCAGCTGCGAGAGTAAATGATCCAATTGCTGATGGCGACCAAGTTGCAGACGGCAATGCAAAAACCATAATAGAATAACCTAAATAATAGTTATGGCAAGAAACACAAGAATATTCTCTGATTTAGACTTTAACTTCACTGCACATCCAGTGACGAAAGATATTGCACGCCGATATGATGATAATGCGATCAAGGCAGCGCTGAAAACTTTGATACTTACTAAAAACTATGAGAGACCATTCCACAGCGAAATTGGTTCTCCCGTTATGGCTTTGCTATTCGAACCAGCCACTCCAATGTTGGAAGCGACTTTACGAAGAGCAATTATTGATGTCATAAACAACTACGAACCAAGAGTTGAAGTTATAGATGTTATCGTCTCATTATTAGAAGACGAAAATTCTGTTGACATAACCATAGAATTTAAGATCGTTAATACAGAGAGACCTTTAACTCTTGATATAACTCTAGAGAGAACACGATAATGGCTAACAAAAAGATTAATGTAACAGAATTAGACTTTGATGCAATCAAGTCTAACATCAAAGAATTTTTAAGCGGACAAGAACAATTTCAAGATTATGATTTTGAAGGTTCTGCGATGTCCGTGCTGATGGACACACTAGCCTACAACACACACTACAATGCATTGTACAATAACATGACGATTAACGAAATGTTCTTGGACTCTGCCAGAAAAAGAAGCAGCGTAGTTTCTCTAGCCAAGCATCTTGGCTACACACCACGTTCAGCCAAATGCGCTTCTGCTACAGTTAATATCACAGTTGCAGGCGGTACTTCTAGCCCGACAAACTTAACAATTCCAGCCTTCAGTCAATTTAATACTACTGTTGATGGAACATCTCTGACATTTTTCAACAGAGGTTCTATTACAACTAACCGTAATGGAAACACTTATACATTCACTGGTGTTGAAATCCACGAGGGTGCACCACTATCTAATAAGTTTTTAGTTAGCAACGGTGCAAGATATATTGTGCCAAACGCTGATATTGACTTAGACACATTAACTGTTAGAGTTCAGGAAAGTTCTACATCTTCTTTCTACGAGACATATTCTCGTGCAGATACATTAGTTAAAGCTACACCAGATTCTAAATTATACTGGATCAAAGAGATCGACGATAGTCTTTATGAGTTAACATTCGGTGATGGTAATTTGGGTAAGGCTCTTTCTAATGGTAATGTGATTCACATCGAATATTTTGTTTCCAGTAAAGAAATAGCCAATGGCGCTAGAGCATTCACATATAATGGTTCAACTCTATTGAGTGGTTCTACTATAACTATTACTACTACTTCTCCAGCTTCTAATGGATCTGATAGAGAAGACATAGAGAGTATTCGATTCAATGCTCCAAAAATGTACTCAGCACAAAACCGTGCTGTTACCCCAGATGATTACAAGGCTCTTATCTATGCATCTGTGCCAGAAGCCAAGTCAGTTTCTGTTTGGGGTGGTGAAGATAACAACCCACCAGTTTACGGTAAAACTTTTATCTGTGTCAAACCAAAGAATGCTTCTAAGTTGACATCGGTTCAAAAAGCATCTATTATTTCCAGCGTGTTGTCTCAGCGTAGCGTTGTTTCTGTTACTCCAGAAATTTTAGATCCAGAATATATTAACATCGCTCTAGATGTTACAATCTATTACAACGAGCAAGAAACTACAAAGACTGCTTCTGAGATAGAAACAATCGTTACAAACGCAATCTTTAAATACGATGATGATGACTTGCAGAGATTCGATGGTATGTTTAGATTCTCTAAACTAAGTAGAATTATTGACGCAGCAGACCCATCTATTGTCAGCAACATTACTACTGTTCTATTAAGAAGAAGATTGATTCCTCGCTATAATGTTAGCGCTCAATATATCTTGAACATCATTAACCCAATCTACGCAGATGGACAGGGTGAATCTGGTTCATTCTTAACAACTGGTTTCTTTATTGCTGGTAGCGATGAAGTTCACTATATGAACGATGATGGTGTTGGATATGTTAGACTGTTTAAGTATGGTCCAAACGCTATCAAACAATATGTAAATAACAGAATCGGTACTATTGACTACGCTAACGGTATCGTAGACATTAGAAACTTACACATCACAGCATTGGCTGATATCGACTTTGAGATTTCTATTAAACCACAATCTAATGATGTGGTCTCCGCTCTAACCCAAATCGCTGAAATTGCCAGAGATCACTTGACAATTAAAGCAATTTCTGATAAGGCAGCTACTGGAGATCTTCGTGGCGGATACAATTACGTCTTTAGCACAAGCAGATCATAATGGCATTAACAAAACCTAAGATTTCAACTCTGGTAGCAAATCAGCTACCAGAGTTTGTACGAGAAGAATACGATACATTCGTTTCGTTCTTAGAAGCGTATTACACGTATCTAGAATCTACACAAGTCGACTTAAAGACTCTGAGAGATTTAGATAGTACACTAGACAGTTTCATCAAACACTTTAGAAATGAATATGGGTCAAACATTCCATATTCTACTGTTAGTGAAAGATTCTTACTACAGCATATTAAAGATCAGTACAAAGCAAAGGGTTCTGAAGCATCATTTAAGTTGCTATTCAGAATTTTGTTTAACAAGGAAGTGTCTATTGACTATCCTTCTAAACAAATGCTTCGCGCATCTGACGGTAAATGGAACCAAGACGTTTCTGTTTTTGCCAAGATATTGACTGGTACACCAAACGATGTTGTTGGTAAATTAGTTGATGTTATCACACCAAATAAAATTATTCGTGTTCTAGTTGATAGAAGACAAGACGTTGAAGTTGAAGTTGAACGAACAATTCGTTTGTCTGATACTGTTTATGAATTTCTAATCGATCGTCGATTCTTTGGTAATGTTTCAGTTGGCGACAGACTACGTTACAGAAATGATGCAGAGGGTGTTTACTTTACTGCTGAGATTTTAGCAACAACAACTGCTCTAGAAGTTCAACAAGCAGGTTCTGGATTTAAAGTTGGTCAGCTGTATAATATCCGTAACTTTAACGGTTATGGTTCTATTCTAAAAGTTTCTAAAGTTAACTCTACTGGTGGTATTGAACTAGCTCAATTCATTAAATACGGTATAGGTTACAGCACAGACTTTACAACTACAATTTCTGCTCAGTCTGGTCAGGATGTTTCTGGTACATCTGGTACTGTTATTCAGCGTATTGGTTCTAATCTTAATATTTCAGAAGGTTTGGATGGTTATTCTGAAAGCGGTACAATCAACACGTTTGACTACGCATTCGATCCAGCGAACCCAACTGCCCCTGCCATTGACGGTACTTATGCAGGTAACGTGCTTAGAGAATTCGGTATTTCTACTATCGACTCTAAAGTAACAGACAGCAACCCAGCTATCATTAAAGTTAAACTTGGTGCTCTTGCAAAGTATCCAGGTTACTATATTAACAACGATGGTTTCTTGGATGACGCGATTTATATCCAAGACTCTAGATACTATCAAGCGTTTTCTTACGTTATTAAGATCGACGAGACTCTAGATCGTTATAAGACTGCAGTCAAGAACTTGATTCACCCAGCTGGTATGGCTATGTTTGGTGAATACGATATTCGTAACGAATTCGACATCAGCTTAGAACTAGAATCTCTAATCAGAATCTTGACTCTTTCTAAGAGTGAAGAAGTTACTGCTGAAAACTTAATTGAGATAAAACACTTTAGCAAGTATCTAGACGATTATGTGAGAAACTACAATAATGCTCTAGAAGGGCATGTAGTTATCCCATTCGACGAAATTGGTACTGGTATGGACAGAACTTATCCATACTTGTTAGTTGGAAAGAACATTATAAACACTACACCAAACTACGATGGTTTGGTCGAAGGTCATGAAGTGTTTATGTCTTCTGAAGTTGGTGAAGGTCTAGATCGTACTGGTCCATTCTTTGATTCTCATAAGACTATCACGATAACAACGCTAAATTATGATGGTGATTTAGATCAAGAAAATGTTATGCCAGTTGATGAAACTGGGTACGGTATGGAAAGAACTTATCCGTACATGACATTTAATAAATTAGTTGATGAAACTGTAGCGAACTATGATGGGGTTTATGACCCACAATCTGTTGTCATGATCGAACCAGAATATCCAATGTTAGATGGAACCAGAACTGGTTTAGCTATCATTGATATGGAAAAATTATTAGACGCTCATATTCTTTATGACGGTGGAACTAACTACGAACACGTAGTTATGGAAGATGTAACGGGATCCGACCTAAATAGAACAGTCCCCGCATTCATATTAGAGAAGATTATTGACCCTACAATTTCTGGTATTGATATCAGTGAAGTTGTAGACTCAGGTGGTATTATCGAGTTTAACCCTTACGGTGAAGCTGGCTTTTTCTTAAATGATAGTGGATTGTACGTCGGAACAGAAATTTTATTCTAAAGGAGATTATATGAATCTACAAGAACAAGAAATGCTAACAATGAAGGGCGAACTTAAAGTCGTTCTAAAGGATGCATTCGGTAATATTAAAGACGAACGTGATATCAAGAACTTAGTTGTTACTGTTGGTAAGAACTACATTGCTTCACGTATTGTTGGTGTTGCAAACGACATCATGTCACACATGGCTATTGGTACTGGTACTGCAACTCCAGCCGTGGCAAACACTACATTAGGCACTGAAGCTGGTCGTGTTACATTGGCTTCTGCTTCTGCTGCAAACAACCAAGTTACTTACACTGCCACTTTCCCAGCTGGTACTGGTACTGGTGCCATCACTGAAGCTGGTGTTTTCAATAACACTACTGGTGGTATCATGCTATGCCGTACAACTTTCCCAGTTGTTAACAAAGCTGCTGGTGACTCTATTGCTATCACTTGGGTTGTTACAGTAAGCTAATCAGGAATTTATAAATGGCGACTTCATCTCTATTGAAATCTGCATTACATAACTCTATCGCAGAGGGTTTATATAATGAAATTCAAAACCGTACCGCTCGTTACTACTATTTTCTAGGTAGAACAATTCAGTGGACTGGTGATGACACAGTGCCGCCATTTCCAGTCGACAGTTTTGATTACGAATTAAAAACTCGTTCTGAAATTATCACAATGAAAGAAATTAAGTCTACAGACGTAGCTTTCGTTGTGCCACGTGTTGACTGGGTAACTGGCACTGTTTATGATATGTATGACGATCAATATAGCGATGAAGTGCAAGGTATTGACGTAATTTCTGGTGGTTTTGGATATTCAGATCCTCCTACAATCACAATTACTGGCGGTGGTGGATCTGGAGCTACAGCAGAAGCTATTGTATTAGATGGCGTTGTTGTTGCTATTGATTTACTAACACGTGGTCGTGGATATACATCTAGCCCAACAGTAGAAATTGCTGGCGGTGGTGGTGAAGGATGTGCTGCAGCGGCGGTGGTTGTAAAAGGATATTCTGGAACTCAACTTCTAGAAGACACAAATAACTACGTTATCACAGACGAATTTAACGTATACAAGTGCCTTGATAATAACAATGGTGCTGCTTCGACATATAAACCTATCGGTACTGTCGTTGATCCTGTTATTATGCCAGATGGTTACATGTGGAAGTACTTGTATAGTATTCCAATTGCCTTACGTAACAAGTTTTTGACTGATGCTTATATGCCAGTCGTTAACTCTCTACGTTCACAGTTTTATTCTAACGGTGAGATTCAAAACACAATTATTGAATCTGGTGGAGAGAACTATACTTTCGCTTCTATAGTTGTTCAAGGTGACGGTTATAGAGCATCTGATCCTCTGTTGCTGCAAAACGTAGCGATATCTAGTGGTGGCGCTGATTATACATCTGGCGCGACAGTAGCCTTTGAACCGCCATTTGCAGGTGCGAACCCATGGGTTGAAGACATTGGCGTATTGCTTGGTCAAAAGATTGAACACGAAGGTAATATCTACGAAGCAACTCTATCTGGCTCATTAGCTTCTCCTGCTCCAACACATAAGAGTGGTGAAGTTAAAAATGGTACTGCTGTTCTTAAGTACATCGGTTCTACTGTGACTGGTCAAGTAACAGTTTCTGGTGGTCATGTTACTGGAATTATCTTAAATGGTTCTGTTTATGACGTGAACATTATTGACGGCGGATCTGGTTATACAGCTGTCCCAGACGTTACAATCTCTGGCGGTGGTGGTACTGGTGCTCTAGGTCAAGCTGTTATGCAAGGCACTAGCGTTGCGTATGTTGTTGTTCAAGACTCTGGTGATAATTACACATCTGCGCCAGACATTGTATTTGGTACTGAATGGGAAGCTGCCACAGCTTACGCAGTTAACCAACAAATTTTCTATTCTAACAGATTGTACACAGTAACATCTGCTGGAACTTCAGGTACTACTGCTCCAACTCATACATCTGGTTCTGATTCAAATGGAACTGTAGTTTTACAGTATGTTGGTAGTCCAGCAACTGGTACTATCTCACTTAAGTACGGTTCTGGATACTCATCTCTTCCAGGTGTTTCTATTCAACCAGTTTCTGGTGGTAGTGGTGCTACTGCTTACTGTCAAGGTGTTAAATCATCTGCCAAGTTAATTCCAATTTTAGATGCTGGACAAATCGTTGGTGTTTCTATTGTTGAAGGTGGTATTGGTTATACATACGCCAACATCTCTATTGCTGGTGATGGCACAGGCGCGATTATAACTTCTGACTTATCTCCAGGCGATATTAATACACTACAAGCAAACACTGAATTGTTGACAACAGATGGTCGTATCATGGCATATCCAGTTATTTCTGGTGGCTTTGGATACGGCACACCACCAACAATCACTATTGAAGGTGATGGTGAAGGTGCTGAGGCTGTTGCTCAAGTAGAAGCTGGTAAAGTTATCAAGATAACACCAACACAATACGGTATTGGATATCGTTGGGCTAAAGTAACTATTACTGGTGCTGGTGAAGGTGCTACTGCTCGCGCTGTTATGGCTCCATTCGGTGGACATGGTAAAGATCCTATTAATGGTATGTTTGCCAGAACACTGATGTTCTACTCAAATATTTCCAAGGACAAGAACCAAGGTTTTGAAGTTAATAACGACTTCCGTCAATTGGGTATTATTAAAAACCCAAGACAGTACGGTAAAACAGCGCTATTAAAAACATCATTGGGTTCAGGATGTTATGTTATTTCTGGATATGTTGATGTTAACAACTTTAGCCAAGATATGCTAGTAACTATGGGTTCTGCTAGTGGTCCAAGATTTAGAATTGTTGCGTTGACTTCTACTGGCGCTTTGTTACAATCTTTAGACAACGCTGTACCTCAAGTTGGTTCTGTATTCCAGAACGAAGAAGCAGAAGCGTTTGCTGCTTCTGGTGTTAGCAACCCAACAGTAGACAAATACTCTGGTGACTTGCTATTCATTGACAACAAACAAGCATTCACTCCAACTGCAGACCAAACTGTTACATTAAGAACTGTTATCAGATTCTAATAAATAATGTATAACAAATAATTTTTCGAGAGTAAAAAGAATGATAGATTTCAACACAGAACCGTATAATGATGACTTTGAAGAAGGTAAAAAGTTTTACCGAATCTTGTATCGCCCTTCATTTGCAGTTCAAGCACGTGAACTTACTCAAATGCAGACTATTCTGCAGAATCAAATTAAGAGACATGGCGATGCTATCTTTAAGCAAGGTGCTATGGTCATTCCAGGTCAAGCGTCTGTTGAAACTGTAACACAACAAAACCAAGGTTCTGATTACGTTAAATTAGTTTCCTTGTACTCTGGCGTTGCAGTCGAAACATTTTTGACTAGCCTTAAAGATCAGATTATCATTGGTTCTAGCGGCGTGAAGGCGCAAGTTATCAAAACTCAAAGCGCTGAAGAATCTGATCCAACAACATTGTATGTCCGTTATCTAAACTCAGGTAATGATGGACAAACAAAAACATTCTCAAACTCTGAAGTTATTCAGACTGAAGACGGTGCTTACTCTTTCCAAGCTGCTTCTACTGGAGCAGTCGGTAAAGGTTCTTTGGCCACAGTTAAAGAAGGTGTCTACTACATCAATGGTCACTTCTGTTTAGTTGAAGAACAAACAATTATTCTAGAAAAATATTCAAATAGCCCAACATACAGAGTTGGTTTGGATGTTAGTGAGAAAGTTATTACTCCAGAAGAAGACGAAACTCTTTTGGACAATGCACAAAACAGCTACAACTTTGCTGCTCCAGGCGCTCACCGTTACTACATTGAGTTGATTCTTATTAAGAAAGCACTTGATGATACAGACGATCAAGACTTTGTAGAATTGATTCGTGTTAACAATGGTACTGTAGACACAATCGTTAAGACAACAGAGTATTCTTTGATTGGCAAAGAATTGGCTCGTAGAACTTACGACGAATCTGGTGACTACACTGTAAAAGAATTTGCAATCGATATCAGAGAACACCGTAACAACGATCGTGGCGCTTGGGCTCAGAACACTAGCTATTTGATTGGTGATATTGTTGCACACGGCGGTAACTTATACGTTGCGAAAAACAGCGGCTCATCTGTAACAACTGCTCCAACTCATACAACTGGAACTGCATATGACGGTCCAGGTTCTACAGGTATCAACTGGGAATACACAGAAGCTCCAGCTTACAACCGTGGTATCTACTTGAATGGCGATGAAACAAAACTAGCTATCGGACTAGAAGCTGGTAAGGCATATGTTCGCGGTTATGAGATCGAAAAAGACTCAACAACATATCTTCCAGTATCAAAGTCCAGAGAATACGCTCAAGCCGTTGACGCTATTATTCCAGCCACTGTTGGTAATTATGTTCTTGTTAAGAACGTGAACAACTTGCCACCAGTTGACTCATATGACACAATTCGTTTGTATGATCAAATAACAGGATCTAGCGGTCGCGGTACTGCAGTTGGTAACAATATTGGTACTGCCCGTATTCGCTTTATTGAATGGCACACTGGCTTGCCGTTTAACACATCTTCTGTTTATAAACTTGGTCTATTCGATGTTCAAATGAACAACGGGTTTGACTTCAACCGCGATGTAAAATCATTCTACTACAGCGTTTCTGGAGATCCTCAGTTGAGCTTCTCTGCTGATATTGATCCAGTAACATCTACTCTTTCTGGTTCTGTTAGCGCTTCTGGCGGTACACTAACTGGTGTTGGAACATCATTCCAGACAGATCTTTCTGCAGGTGATTACATCGTAGTCGACGGACAGATGGTTCGTATTACTGCTAATCCATCTAGCCAAGAAGCAGCGACTGTTCCATCTACATTCTCGTTCACAGGCAAAGCATATAGCTTGGCAACAACAGAAATTGTAGAACCAGGAAATAACTCTCTGTTGTTCCCACTACCATACTACGCTGTTAGATCTATGCGTCAAGCTGGTACTGGTGGTATCAACGACACTAGCTATACATGCTACCAAAAGATTACCCAGACTGCAACTGGCACATCAGTTACATTCTCTATCTCTGGTACATTTGCTTCTTACGCAGAAACAGACAACTATATCTTTATTGATAACGATGCCACTGCAGGCGGTGAAGTATTCACACCAGACTCTGTGACTCCATCTGGTTCTAACTTGACTGTATTGGTTCCATCTGGCAGAGCAAACCGTTCTATCTCTGTTATTGCAGCTGTTGTTCGTTCTGGTTCTTCTTTCGAGAAAACAAAGACTCTAACAACAGCAACACCAATGACTTTGACTAGCGCTTCTGACGCCAAAGCATCTACTATCTTGCTAGAACACGCTGACGTGTTTAGATTGATTAGTGTTAAAATGGCTAGTGGTTTTGCGTTTGGTTCAACTCCAGCGCCAGAAGATTACACAACAGACATCACAGACTTCTACGAGTTTGATGATGGTCAACGCACAACACACTATGATCTAGGTAGACTAATTCTTAAAGCGTCTTATAGCGCTCCAAACAGCCCAATCAGAATCCAGTACGAATATTTCGAACATGGTGTTGGTGACTACTTTGATGTTAACTCTTACACAAACATTGATTACAAGTCAATCCCCGCTAACTGCCGCGATGCAATTGACTTTAGACCACGTGTAGCCAACAAGAGCGCTGGTTCTACTAGAAACTTTATTGGCACAGGTTCTTCTCTAACATCAATTCCAAAACGTGGTATTGACATCCTAGCAGACTTTAGCTACTACCTTGCTAGAAAAGATAAGATTGCTATCGACTTCAACGGTAAATTCTTCTCTGTTGCTGGCGTATCATCTCTAAATCCAGGTGACCCTCAAGATCCAGCTTTGGGTATGGTGTTGTATAACATCACACTAGAACCATACACATTTGGCACTAAGTCAAACAACGTTAATGTTCAGAAACTAGAAAACAAGCGTTACACAATGCGCGACATTGGTAAGCTAGAAACTAGAATCAACAACTTAGAATACTACACTTCTCTTTCTCTACTAGAGCAAGAAACTCAGTCTCTTAAGATAACAGACGAGTACGGTCTAGACAGAACAAAGAATGGTTTCATTGTAGATAACTTTACTGGTAACAATATCGGTAACGTCGGCTCTCCTGACTACTACTGTTCTATTGACATGAACAATGGTGAGTTGCGTCCATTCTACACTATGAAAAACGTTAATCTGTTGGAAAAGAACTCTACTGATATCCAACGCGATAGTTCTAACTACCAGATCAATGGTGATGTTATCACATTGCCTATCATTGCAAACAAAGTTTTGGTCAAGCAAGAATATGCTTCTAGACTAGAAAACATTAACCCATTTGCAATCTTTACATTCTTGGGTAACGTTAGCATCAACCCACCTTCTGATGATTGGTTTGAAACTAACAAAGTTGCTCCAGACATCATTAATGTAGAAGGTAACTACAACTTGATTCGCGAGTTGGCAATCAAGTCTGGCACTATCCAAGAAAACGGTTATGGTACTGTTTGGGGTGCTTGGAAAGATGAGTGGATTGGTCAACCAATTTCTCAAGGTACACGTAGCTACTCTGCTGATCGTCGTAGTGGCGATGGCGGTGCTGCCCTTGATGCAAAATTCGGTGTTGGTCCAGAAGCAGGTGGCTGGGCTATCCGTCAAGTTGTAAGTGAAGTTTTGGCTACACCAGTTGGTCAATCAAGAACTGGCATCAGAACTAAGTTAGCGACAAAGACTGATTATCAACAAGTTGGTGAACGTGTTGTTTCTACTGCAACAATTCCTTACATCCGTTCTAGAAATATTCTAGTTCAGGTAAAGGGTATGAAGCCAGAAACACGTTTCTATCCATTCTTTGATGACATCGACATTTCTTCTTTTGTTACACCATCTATTAAAATGGTGTACACAGCTGGAGTTGGTGTATTTGACACTGACACAAACGTTGGTGGCGCTTCTTCTGAAACAAAGCGTAGAATTAACGGTGATTCTCAAGTTTGCTTGAACCGTGGTGATGTTATTACCAACTCTCTAGAAACTGCTTCTGCCGTAGTTATTAGCAAGTCTATCGATCCAGAAACAGATACATTAACTCTAGAATTGGCTAACGTTAAAGGTACATTTGCAGTTGGGCAGTCATTCTCTGGTTCTGTTTCTGGAGCAACAGGTACTGTTGTTTCTGTATCAACTCCAACTACTCTGGTTTCTAACAAGAACGGTGAAGTTAACTTCTTGTTCAATATCCCTAACACAGATTCAGTTAGATTCCGCACTGGTTCTAGAGAATTGAAGTTGGTAGACACTCCAACTGTTAACGGACAATTCACATCTCGTGGTCGTGGTATGTACAGAGCACAAGGTGTTCTAGAGACTAAACAATCTATCATCAACGCTGTTCGTAACGCAGAGTTGGTTAAAGAAGTTATTGGTCCAAACGACGATCCAGAAGCTAGACAAACAATCTACCAAACATCTGAGCGCGTTGTTTCAGACACAGGTTGGTACGATCCACTTGCTCAATCATTCTTGGTTCAGCAAAAGGGTGGTGCTTTCTTGACAAAGATTGATGTGTTCTTTGCAACTAAAGATGTTGCAGTGCCAGTTTCTCTTGAAATCAGAGAGATGGTAAATGGATATCCAGGTAAGAATATTCTTCCATTCTCTAGAGTTACTCTAAAGCCAGAAGTTGTTAACGCTCCAGTTGCTGGCGAAGACCCAGTTGCTGCTGGTTACACTGCTGTTACTCTAGACAATGTATCATACGCTGACTACAATACAGCAACATCGTTTACATTCGAAACTCCTGTTTACGTTCAAGACAACGCTGAATACTGTTTTGTTCTACTGTCTGATTCAAACAACTACAAGGTTTGGATCTCTAACGTAGGTGATACGATTCCTGGAACTAGCAGAACTATTTCTGAGCAGCCTTATGCTGGTGTTATGTTTAAATCACAAAACGCTTCTACATGGACAGCTGATCAGAACCAAGATATCAAGTTCTCTATTTACAGAGCACAATTTGACACTAGCGTTATCGGTAACGTAGAGTTTGTTAACGACGTTCTACCATACGTTGAGATCGAAAACGATCCATTCCAGACTGTTGTAGGTTCTACAACAGTTCGTGTATGGCACAAAGACCACGGTATGACTGTTAGCTCTAGAGTTGTTATCGACAGCGTTGCTTCTGCAATCAACGGTATTCCAGCATCAGAGTTCAACAAAGAACACTTGATTTCAAACGTTGATATGAATTCTTATACTATCGCAACTACTACTGCAGCTACATCTACTGGATATGCTGGTGGTCTGGGTGTTAGAGCCACTGCAAACATTCAATACGACGTATTGGTTCCATCTGTTCAGATGCAAACATTCTCTGATACAAACGCTTCATTCTCAGTGAAGACTACATCAGGTAAGTCTGTTGATGGTGGCGAAACTCCTTATGTGATTGATACAGGATTCTCTCCTTGCTTGGTTAAGGACAATAACTACTTCTACACTCCAAGAGTTATTTCTTCTGAACCAAACGAAAACAGCTTGATGTCTGGTAACAAGTCATTGACATTCTCTGCTCGTTTGCAAACTTCTAACGATGCAGTGTCACCAGTTATTGATACTGCTCGTACAAGTTTGATTGCTATCTCTAACAAGATCAATAGCCCATCAGAGTCTAATGTCAACGTATCAGCGTTAGACGTTAAGCAGATTTTCTCTCACACAGACGGTGTGTTTAACTTTACCGCTGGTGGTACTATAACATCTACAGACGCTGAAGTTAGAACTGCAATGGCTATTGCTTCTATCGGCAAGTACATCACTATTGCTGGCGCTACAACTGGTGCTAACAACAAGACTGTTCTAATCACTGGTTACGCAGACGATGGCACAACTGGCACCTTGACTCTAGACACAACTTTCACTGCTGAGAGTTCTGTTAGCGGTACAACTGTTTCAATCAGAGAACTGTTCTTGGATGATATTTCACCTAACGGCAGCTCATCTCTAAGCAAGTACGTTACTTCTGCAGTCAAGTTGGAAAACGTATCTACTAATGTTAGAGTTAAGTTTGCTGCAAATATCCCTAACTCTTCAGATGTACTTGTATACTACAAGACTTGTGTTGGCGACAAGACTAAATTAACAACAACTAAATATACACTGGCAACACCAGATTCCAATTTAGTTAAAGTTCAGAATGGAAATGAATCGTTCTACGACTGTGATTACACTATCGATAACATGGCTCCATTCGACAATATCGTTGTTAAGATTGTAATGAAGTCAACAAATAGTTCAGCCGTTCCTAGAATTAAAGATTTAAGAGTTATTGCTTGTGCGTGATAGACTGAAGGTTGCTGGTCATGATAGCCTAGTTAGGGATGTCTCTAACGGGGCTATCATAAATACTGATAAGACCGAAGTTCAAAGGTATCTACAGAGAAGAGAAGAAGCCAGAATCCAAAAGGAAAAGATGGATCAAATTTCTCATAATACCAAAGAGATAAATAATATAAAGAATGAATTGCAAGAGATAAAATCTTTGATTCTCCAAATTTTGCAAAAATAAAGGATCCTTAAATGGCAGTTATTACATTAAGAGGTACTAAAGGAAGTCCGCTGACTAACGCTGAAGTCGATGCAAACTTTAGTAACCTGAACAACGAATTAGCCACAAAATTAACAGCTGTTGATTATAATGCAGCTGATATCTTAACTAAACTTAAAACAGTTGACGGTAGCGGTTCTGGTTTAGATGCCGACTTACTAGATGGTTATAGCGCGTCTGTATTGCTACCAGCTGGTGCTGATAAAAGCTCTGCAGTAGTTCGTGATGCTTCAGGTAACTTTGAAGCCAACGTAATCACAGCTGCTAATTTCTCAGGTAAGTTTTCTGGCGAAGCAGCTATCACCAGCGGTTTGATCCAAGGTATCACAGACTTGGCAATCGCAGATGGTGGTACTGGCTCATCTACATCAGCTGGCGCTAGAACTAACTTGGGTCTAGCCATTGGTTCTGATGTGCAAGCATGGAATCTAGAGTTAGATGCCCTAGCTTCTACAACATCTGCAGCCAATACATTACCTTACTATACAGGTCTTGGTACTGCTGATACTACTAGCTTGACACCATATGCCAGAACTTTGTTAGACGATGGTGATGCAACTACTGCGCGTGCCACTCTTGGTCTAACAATCGGTACGCACGTTCAACCGTACGACTCTGATTTATCTGCGCTATCATCTCTTCCAGGGACTGGTATCGTAGTTAGAACATCAGATGGCGCTGCCACAGTTAGATCTGTAGTTGCAGGTAGTGGTATTTCTATATCAAACGGTGATGGTGTTTCTGGTAACCCAACAATCAATGCAAACGTAACATCTGTTCAAGGTATGACAGGCGCTGTTACTGTTAACGTACCTGTAACATCTGTTCAAGGTATGACAGGTGCTCTAACTGTTACTAACATCGGCGGTAACGCTGGTTCTGCTTCTAGCGTTGCATGGGGTAACGTGTCAGGTCGCCCTGGACACCTTTCTCAGTTTACCAACGACTTGGGTAACTATGGTGCTTGGGTTCCGCATAATACTAAACACAACGACCAAGGATGGACATGGGGTCGCTCAGGTGGCGCTGGTAACCACGCACACCAACCTGGAAACCACCATTCAAACAACTGTTGGTCTAGATTACACTTAGATACTGGTAGTTATATGGATCCACACCACCATTTTACTAACTGCAGAAACTGTAACTGTAACTGCTAATAGGAATCAGAAATGAAATATGTAAAACATAAACAACATATTAGAAGATACGCTGATCCAGCGATGAAATTTATAGATGATGCTTGGGTTCTAGCTCATGTCGAAGCCGCTAAAATTGAAGGTGTTGATTACTCAGTCATTGAAAATAGCCAGACATTGTTCGCTGCGCACGAGGGCGCACCAGTAAATTTCAAATATAACATCACAAAAGATGATAGTGTATTGACTATCATCTTAAGAAATGAAACTGAAAATAGACAGCTTGTTGATATTAGTATTGATCTAAACAATTTTGCTAATCTAGCTGGGCAATGTGTTTATACTATCAATCCTACTACGCTAAAGAAAAATATAGAAGAAAATCGTAGTGAATGGATGACATCTATTTCTACTGAAATAGAAACACCATTCTTACCGAAAGAACCAGAAAATATCAATAAAGTTGATATCATCAATGCATATGGTTCTACTTTGGCAACAAAGTCTAAGGTAATGTATGCTCCTGAAAACGTGTTTTCTTTCTTTGTGACCAAAGACAACCCAACTCCAGAAGATATAGTTTTGGTTTTGATTGTTCCTCAAGAAATTGAAAATATAAGCGAAGATCTTCCATATGATGATCTAAACGGTAATCCATACGCTGGTGTTGATACAACTGGTTGGGCAACACACAGTGTAGATGTTGATACAGAACTAGAATTTGGTGGAGTTGTAGGCAAACTGCACGAAAGCCTAATGGACGCTATTGATATCTTGAACGTAACTCAATCAGAAACAGCAGTCACCGTAACTGTTCAAGCAGCTGATGTTGATTATATCTACCTAGAACAAGTCTCTGGTTTCTTGGCAAAAACTAAGATTCCTGTAGTGAACGGCACTGCTGAATTCAAAGTGTCAACTATTGGTCTAGATGCTGGAGATGAGATCGTCACAAAGATCGGTTATAAATATTGGTCTAACCACCGAACATTAACTTATACATTAGTTTGAACAAGGGGTCTTATGACCCCTTATAACATGGAATAGATATGGCTATATTTGAAATTAAAGCATGGGATCCCAGCGATCAAAAACACAAAAAGTTCTCATACGATACTGAGGTAAACATTATCTCTGATCACAGCGGTGAGAATATTTTTCTAGACTCTGTTACCACACCAACCAAACAAGTTGCTAAAATCGTGTCAGGTAAAGGTGATCTAAAGATCATCAAAATCCAACTTGGTCTTTCTTGCAACTTTTCATGCGAATACTGCAATCAAAGATTTGTACCTCATGCAGATTCAACAAACCCAGAAGACGTATCTCCATTTGTCAATAACATGAAGACATGGTTCGATGGTGGACCAGATGGTTCTGGTAAAGGCACTAGAATAGAGTTGTGGGGTGGTGAGCCATTTGTGTATTGGAAAACTATGAAACCACTGGTTGAAGAGATTTTCAAAAAATACCCTGAAGTTGAATTTTCAGTTATAACTAACGGCAGTTTGTTGGACCAAGAAAAGATTTTATGGTTAGACAAGTATAACTTTTCTATTTCAGTTTCACACGATGGTCCAGGGCAGTTTGTCAGAGGTCCAGACCCACTACAAGACCCAGAATCTAAAGAAGCTATTATTCAAACTTACAAAAAGTTTGCTCCCAAAGGTAAGTTTAGCTTCAATGCAATGATCAATGCTAAGAACATTAGCCGAGCTTCTATTGAAGAATATTTCATTAAATTTATTTCTGAAAATATTAGTCATGAGTATACACAACACTTGGTTATCGGAGAAGGCACGTTCGTAGATGCATACGATGAAGGTGGTGCTCAAAATTCCTTGTTGGATGAAGAACAAGAAGTTCAGTTTAGAAACCTTTCATTGAGTGAGTATCGCACGGGTAAAGTAACCAAGTTTATCACTTCTCACGACAAAGTGACTGATTTTATCAAGTCCGTTGCTACAGGTGTTAGACTAGACTCAGTCACACAAAAGTGTGGTATGGACAAGAAAGAAAATATCGCAGTAGACTTAAATGGTAATGTTTTGACCTGCCAGAATGTCAGCGCTGTTTCTACAAACCCATCTGGTATTTCTCATCTAGTTGGTAATGTATCAGATCTTAACAATGTCAACCTAAAAACTTCTACGCATCTAAGTGAACGCGAAGAGTGTCCAAAGTGCCCAGTAGTTCATATCTGTAAAGGTGCTTGTATGTTCTTGACTGGCGACTTGTGGGAGATCTCTTGTAATAACGCATTTAGCGATAACATCGTGGCATTCAGCGTTGCATTTGAGCAGATGACAGGATGTATCCCAGAGTACATCGATGGTCCATTGAGACAAGACCGAAAAGATATCTATTGGTGGACTCATGGTAAGCCAGAAACTAAAAGAAAGAATAAAGTTATTCCAATTCTTGCAGCATGAGCTTTATAAAACAACACCTGATTGAAATATCTCAATACCCAAGAGAGATGGGCAGGGACGGTAGAGAAGAGTGGTTTTATATGAAAGACTACTTTTTCTACGACTCGAATACCAAAAAATATGGGCACCGAGATACGGTTATACCAGTTTCTTCTTTTATAAATAAAGAAGAGATACCAGAACCTGAATTTATGAAAGAACTTATAAATAAAAAGGTTTATGTTATAAAACGAATAATGAATTTCCAAGACTACACGCAAAAGTGGGTCTTTGACACAACAAAGCTAGGAGAAAGCAAAAATGACTAAGCACGTAAAATGGGTTATCGCTCACGAGCCTATTGGCTTATTCTTAAAAGTAGCAGAGCGTTTCGCTAAAGAAGTAAACGAGAAAACAAACGGTGCATTTGACATCGAAGTTCTTTCTTTGACTGACTACACAAACAAGTATAATGGCGGTCAAAAGATCACCAAAGATGCGTTAATGAAGTTGGTCGATAATGGCACTATCGAAATGAGCCATATCTACACTACTTGGTTAGCTGACTACAACAAAGACTTACATGCTCTAGATCTACCATTCTTGTTCCGCGATCACGCCCATGCGGATGCTGTTCTAGAAGGTGAGATTGGCACTGAACTATTGGCTGGTGTTGCCAAGAATTCTAACACACACGCTATGTCTTTCACTTACTCTGGTGGATACCGTGTTGTTCCAGCTAACTTTAAGGCTGATACTGTAGAAGCATGGCAAGGTCGTACTGTTCGTACTAGCCGTTCTCCAGTTGCTGTAGAGACTTTTAAGTTGTTAGGCGCTGAACCAAAAGAACACATTGCTCTAGAAGAAATGAACGCTGCAGCAGATGCAGGTTTGATCGAAGCTGGTGAATCCACTTACGTTCGCGTGTTCCCACTAGATCAACACAAGTCTTTCAAAGTTGTTAACGATACAGCACACAGCTTGTTCTTGACATCTATCATCGTCAACCAAGACTTCTTTAAACAGTTCGATGCTGAAACTCAAGAGATCTTGTCTACTGCTGCGTTCAATGCTGCTCGCGCTGAACGTCGCGAATCTGTTGCAGACATCCCAAACATCTTGGCTCAATGTAAAGCTGAGGGTGTTGAAGTTGTTAAGATGACTGTTGAACAAGAAGCACGTTTTAAACAAGTTACTGCACCAGTCTATGATAAGTTTGCAGACTACTTTACTACAGGTCTAGTTGAAAAGATTCAACTACATTAATCTGAAGTGATAAATACAAGGGAGCTTCGGCTCCCTTTTTCGTTTAGGAATATTATGAAACCAGAGATTCTATACTATAACACACACGAAGTGCCTAGAATTATTCTAGAGTCTAAACAAAAGATTCTACCATTTCTAGCCAATAATTATTCAGATGACTTGTTAAACGCTTACAATAAACATGGGCTTAACAAGCACAATATGATCTATGATAGATCTCAGAGTATTCCACACTATCTTAACATAAAGGCATCGGCACATCCGATGCTGGCGAGAGATGACAATTTCTCTATGTCATTTTTCGAGGTTTGCGAACGAAGAGCGAAAGAACTTGTTGATAGAAACAAAAACATTTATGTTATGTGGTCTGGTGGAATCGACAGCACCTTTATTTTATTTTTGTTAAACAAGTATGCTGCAAGGGGTCAAGTTAAAATCTACGGTACTTACAATTCTATAATCGAGTCTGGTGACTTGTTTGATAGAAGGTTACGACATGAATTTGAATATGATATAGAAACCCCAACAGATAGCCAATTTGCATATAAACAAACAGATTGTATTTTTGTTAGTGGTATGTGTGGCAATCAATTGTTTGGTCCAACAGATGATTTCTTTTCTAATGTTCCTAACGCTATGTTTCACCACACACTGGGTACTCCAGAGACTATCTACGAGGGAATCCAAGGTAACATAGATCAAGAGTTGTTAGACTTCTTAGAACCTATGATTAAGAACTCTCCAAGAAAGTTAGAAACCGTCAATGACCTAAGATGGTATTGTATTTTTAACTTAGACTGGTATACCGCTGTGTACGAACATAGAATACTGGCAGAGCAAAGTCGCGCTAAACGAGTCGTTCCTTTCTTCGACACGAATGAGTTTCAACAGTGGGCTATAACAACCAAAGAACCATTCACTAAATTCAAAGGTAACCCTAATACTCATAGATGGCAGATGAGGCAGATTTTAGATGAGCATTTTGATGAAGCTCACTATGCTTGGAATAAAGAAAAGAAAATATCAAACTTCAACGTCTATAGACCACAGTGGCTGTTCTTGCTAAACGATTTCTACAATGTTCTTGATGACTAAATAATAAATAACACTCAGGAAAATAACATGGCGGTAAGCACTAGAGAACAACTAAAAGAATATGCGCTTAGAGCGCTGGGTGCACCTGTTGTCGAAATTAACGTAGATAATGTCCAGTTAGAAGACAGAATAGACGAAGCTATCGAACACTGGAGACAATACCACTGGGATGGTTCTGAGAAGGTTTATTTAAAACACCAAGTGACTGCAGAAGATATCGCAAATCAATATCTTCCAATGCCAGACTTAGTTTATGGCGTTACTCGTGTTATTCCTTTCTCACACTCATCTTCTTCTAAGAGTCTATTCGACGTTCAGTACCAACTGAGATTGCACGACTTATATGACTTGACATCAACTTCTATCATCTACTACAAGACTATTATGAGTCACTTGTCTTTGTTGGATATGGAGCTGAATGGCGCAACGCTTTATCGCTTCAATAGAATCCAAGGCAGATTGATGTTGGATGTGAATTGGGAATCAGATGTGCAAGAAGGGCAATACGTGGTAGTAGAATGTTATCGCGCTCTAGACCCAACAACATACACTAAGATGTGGAATGAATCTTGGTTAAAACATTACGTAACTGCACTATTCAAAAAGCAGTGGGCTATAAACATTAAGAAGTTTTCTGGAATTCAACTTCCAGGCGGTGTTATCTTGGACGGCGATAAGTTGTACGACGAAGCCGTTACAGAGATCAAAGATTTAGAAGACGATCTGATGAACAAGTCTGCTCCACTAGACTTTTTCTTGGGATAATAATGGCAACAAATCCATACTTTTCACACGGCACTACCAATGAGAGAAATCTCATTGAGGATATCATCATCGAATCGTTGAAGATGTATGGTAATGATGTTCTTTACATTCCAAGATCTCTGGTATCAAAAGATGAAATTCTTGGCGAAGACAGATTAAGTAAATTTGAACACGCTGTTCCGCTAGAGATGTATTTTGAAAACATCGACAACTTTGATGGACAAGGCGCATTCGTTCAAAAGTTTGGTCTTATGATGGAACAGTCTGCAACGCTTGTAGTCTCTCGCCGTAGATGGGAGCAAGTCGTTGGGTCACAAAACATTTCTATACTACCTAATCGCCCAGCTGAAGGTGATTTGATATTCTTTCCTCTGACAAAGGGATTGTTTGAGATCAAGTTTGTCAAACACCAAGATCCATTCTATCAAATAGGAAAGTTGTACGTGTACAAATTGCAAGTAGAACTATTCCAGTACTCATCAGAGATTATTAATACTGGTGTTGCTGAAGTTGATGCCTTTGAAAATCTAAAAACATTTGATGTAGACAAAGCACCAGATATCGATGTACAAGAATCATACGGCGATAACAATGCATATAAAACTCAAGCAGCTGATGTATTGTTCAATGAATCAAACCCATTCGGTGAGGTTGCCTAATGTTAAACGGTAATGTTTTTTATCACGGAATAATTAGAAAGTCTATCGTAGCATTCGGTAGACTGTTCAGTGACATCTATATCGACAGAAAGCAAGGCGACTCTGTGACTGGCGCGACTGTGCAAAGATTACAAGTTCCTCTTGCATATGCACCAAAAGAAAAGTGGTTGGTTAGAATAGATTCAGATCCAAACCTAGACAACAACACATACGTTTCTCTACCAAGGATGTCTTTTGAGATCAATGGATACTCTTATGATCCAACTCGTAAGATGAATCGTATGCAACAAATCAAGTGTGGTGGTGGTTTGGGTTCAGTACCAACTCTGTATACTCCAGTGCCATACAACATTGATATTTCTTTGTATATCTTGACAAAGACTCAAGAAGATGGTCTACAGATATTAGAACAAATTCTCCCAACATTCACTCCAGAGTACACACTAACTATCAATGCTGTACCAGACATGAACGTTAAATTAGATGTTCCTATCATATTGAATAGTGTAAGCGTATCCGATGAGTATGATGGTGACTTTCAAACACGTAGATTCGTAACACACACTCTACAATTCCAAATGAAAACCAACATATTTGGTGGAATTGGCAGCAAAGAAGTTATTCAAACAGTCAACGCGAATGTCGGTAATAATGCTGACTTGACTAATCCAAATCAAACATATACTGCAACTGGCGATCCAGCTACAGCACAAGTAACTAGCGAGAGTTGGGAAGACACATTCTAAAATATGGCTGAGATTTATAATAGTAACGCTAACCTTAAAGCGGCTGGCGTTACAGTTGAGTTTACACCACAGAATATCCAAGAGTACATTAAGTGTTCTCAGGATCCGATTTACTTTATTGAAAACTACTGCCAGATCGTTACTCTAGATCACGGTCTAAAGTTATTCAAACTGTACGACTGTCAGAAAAATAAAGTAAACATCATTCACAATAACCGTCGCGTTATTCTTATGGAAGGGCGACAGCAAGGTAAAACTACTACTTCTGCTGCTTACATCCTTTGGTACACCTTATTCCAAGCAAACAAAACTGTTGCTATTCTAGCCAACAAGGCTACTGCTGCCCGTGAAGTTTTGGATCGTTACCAAACAATGTATGAGTTACTACCAAAGTGGATGCAACAAGGTGTTACTACTTGGAACAAAGGTGACATTGAACTAGAAAACGGTTCAAAGGTATTCACTGCTGCCACTGGTAAGTCTGGTATTCGTGGTAAGTCTGTTAACATGCTTTACGTTGACGAAGCTGCGATTATTCCAAACAACGTTGCTGAAGAATTCTTCACATCAGTATATCCAACTATTTCTGCTGGTCAAACTACCAAGATTCTATTGAGTTCAACTCCACTAGGTTATAACCACTTTTGGAAGTTTTGGAATGATGCAGAAAATGGTCGTAATGGTTTTGTCCCACTATTCATTCCTTACTGGGAAATTCCAGGTCGAGATGAAGCATGGGCGAACGAACAAAAAGCCATGCTTGGCGACCTCAAGTATAACCAAGAGGTTTTGTGTAAATTCTTGGGTTCTAGTTTAACCCTAGTCAATGCCGATGTTATTGCTAGAATGTCAGTAGATACTATTCAGTATAGTAAAGATGGTCTAGATGTCTATGTGAAACCACAAGCTGGACACACTTACTGTATGATAGCCGACGTTGCCAAAGGTGTTGGTGGCGACTACTCAGCTTTCCAAGTTATTGACATAACAGAAACACCTTACAGAATTGTTGCAAAGTACAGAAATAACGAAATCAGTCCACTGCTGTATCCAAACGTAATCTACAAAGTTGGTAAAGATTACAACGAAGCGTTTGTGTTATTAGAGATTAACATCTCTGAGCAGGTGGCGCATATTTTGTATCAAGAATTAGAGTATGAGAATATTTTGATGGTTACCAGAACAAATGGTGGACAGGTTGTTTCTGGTGGATTTGGTGGCGGTAAAACACAACTTGGTGTTGTCACTGACAAGAAAATCAAGCGAATCGGATGCCATAACTTCAAAGCTATGGTAGAAGAAAATAAACTTATTATTAATGACGCAGACACGATATCTGAAATCTCGACATTTATCGAAAAGAAAGGTTCGTATGAAGCAGATGAAGGTTATCATGATGATTTGGTTATGCCTTTAGTCTTGTTTAGCTGGTTGTCTACAAACAGTTATTTTAAAGACCTAAATAACATAAACCTAAGAGAAATTATGTATAAGAAGCAAATTCAGGCAATTGAAGAGGAATTGACTCCATTCGGTTTCTATGATGATGGACAGCCAGAATCAGACCCCTTAGACTTTTGAGAAATCCTGTAAAAACTAAATAAAATGTAGACATAAAATTGTCTAGAGTAAAACTATTAAACAAGGAGAACAACAATGCCGTTCCAACTATCTCCAGGCGTTGCAGTCACAGAAAAAGATTTTTCTTCAATCGTTCCAGCGGTATCTAGCTCTGCTGGCGGTTTTGCTGGAAGATTTCAATGGGGTCCAGTATTGGCTCCTACAACAGTGTCTTCAGAAAACGAATTAGTTCGTATTTTTGGTAAGCCTGTAGAAGAGAACGCTGCTGATTTCTTTACCGCTGCAAACTTCCTGTCTTACACAAACAATCTAATCGCTGTTCGCGCTGACGCTGTTAATGCTCGCAACGCTGTTACAATTAAAACTGGCTTTGTAAATGCAATTACAATGACTAACCAAGGTAACGGTTATACAACTGCTCCTATTGTAACATTCTCTGCACCACAAGTGTCTGGTGGTATCAATGCTGCAGGTACTGCCCAGCTTTCTGGCGGTGGCGTTACTGCTGTTACTATCGCTGAAGGTGGCACTGGTTATACAGCAGCAACTTGCGTATTCAGTATTCCAGAAAGAGGTAACAACAGAGCAACTGGTACTGTTACTGTTGCAAACGGGGCTGTTACTGGAATTGTTATCACTAACGCTGGTAGTGGTTATCTAAACCCACCAACTATCACTTTCTCTGGTGACGGTATCAACGCCCAAGCTGGTACTGTTACACTATCTGCTTCTAGTGTTATTGGTATTACAATGACACAGACTGGCACTGGTTATACTGCTGCTCCAACTATCACTATCACTCCACCAACTACTGGTTTGGGTGCTACTGCAACTGCTACAATTATCACTAGCGGTATCAAAGTTAAGAATTCAGAAGATTACCTACAAAACTATATCGGCGGTGCCGCTGTTGTTGGCACTTGGATTGCAAAATATCCAGGTTCTCTAGGAAACTCTATCTACGTTGGCGTTTGTGACGCAGGTGAGTGGGCAACATGGGATCACTCTGACGAATTTGATTCTGCTCCAGCAACTTCTGATTACGCTGCTTCTGTTTCTGGCTCTAATGATGAACTACATATCATCATTATCGATGCCGATGGTCGTTGGACTGGAACTCCAGGTGCTATTCTAGAAAAGTTCCCATTCGTTTCAAAGGCTTCTGATGCCAAGAAATCAGATGGCACTAACAACTATTACAAAGACGTTATCAACTCTCGTTCTCAGTATGTATGGTGGGCAGATCACCCAGCTGAAGCCCAAAATTGGGGTAATGCTGCAGCAAACACTGCGTTCAATAACGTTGGATACCATGACTATCGTTTGTCTGGCGGTCTAGATGATTATGCCTCTACTGATGGTAATTTAATGACAGCATGGGAATTGTTATCTGATGACACTTCTTATGACATCAGCTTGATTCCACTAGGTAAAGCATCTGCAACTGTTGCAACTTACGTTATCAACAATGTTGCTGAGGTTCGTAAAGATTGCGTGGTTTTCGTTTCTCCAGAAAATGTAAGCACTGGTGCTATCATCATCGGTAACGGCACTGCCATAGACGACATCATTGATTATCGCGATGCTTTGCCATCTACTTCTTATGCTGTGATGGACTCTGGTTTCAAATACCAATATGACCGTTATAACGACAAATATCGTTGGGTTCCACTAAACGGTGATATCGCTGGTTTGTGCGCACGCACTGATTACACTAACGACGCTTGGTTCTCTCCAGGTGGTCTAAACCGTGGTCAAATCAAGAACGTAGTTAAATTAGCCGTTCACCTACACAAGACTGAACGTGACTTGTTGTACAAGAAAGGCATCAACCCAGTTGTTACTTTCCCAGGCGAAGGTACTGTTCTGTTCGGCGACAAGACATTGTTGAGCAAGCCAAGTGCGTTTGATCGCATCAACGTTCGTCGTTTGTTTATCGTTCTTGAGAAAGCAATCGCTACTGCTTCTAAGTATCAGTTGTTTGAATTCAACGATGGTTTCACTCGCGCTCAATTCAAGAACATGGTTGAACCATTCCTACGTGACGTACAAGGTCGCCGTGGTATCACAGACTTCGTTGTTAAGTGCGACGAATCTAACAACACTGGTGAGGTTATTGACCGTAACGAATTCGTTGCCGATATCTTCGTTAAACCAAACCGTTCTATCAACTTTATCAGCTTGAACTTCGTGGCTGCTCGCTCTGGTATCAACTTCAGCGAAATCGGCGCTTAAGAAGTAAGAGATAAATAAAGGAACAAGGAGATTTAAATGGCAAATATCGCTGATTTTAAGGCACAAATGATTGGGGGCGGTGCTCGCCCTAATCAATTCCGTGTTGAACTAACATTCCCAGCGTTTGTAACACTGGGTGCAGTTGCGGGACAACGTGCTCAATTCTTATGTAAGGCAGCAACGCTACCAGCTTCTACTATCGAAACTATTCCAGTTTTGTATCGTGGTCGTCCAGTAAACTTCGCTGGTGAACGCACTTTCCAACCATGGTCAGTCACTGTGTATAACGATACTACATTCGGTATTCGTAATGCTCTAGAACAATGGCAGTCTGGTATCCAGAACTACGACACTACTAGCGGACGTGTTAACCCAGCTGATTACCAAGTTGACCTAGCTGTTCACCAACTAGATCGTAATGGTGCAACTGTCAAGACTTATAAGTTTGTAGACGCATTCCCAACTGTAATTGGAGCTATTGGCTTGGATTATGAACAACAAAATGCCATCGAGCAGTTTGATGTTGAATTCCAATACAACTTCTTCACTTCTAACACTGGTGCGACTTCTGGCTTTGGTGTCAATGTTTCTATTGATACACCAGTTGGTTCTCTACCTATCTAAGATAAACTAAAAACTTAATTATGAATATTTTTGGGTTCGAGATAAAACGTAAAGACCAAGCTGCGCCTCTGAGTATTGTTGCTCCGAGCGCAGCTGATGGTGATGGCGCAACTGTAGTAAACACCAGTTTTGGAGTCAATTCTGGTGGTTATTATGGCATGGTCATCGACTTAGATAGCATCGTAAAAAACGAGAATGATTTAATTCGTCGTTATCGCGAAACTGCGCAGTACAGCGATTGTGATGGTGCTATTGATGATATTGTTAATGAATCTATAGTGGCTGATGGAGTGCATCCACCAGTCAGTATTGTATTAGACGATGTTAATGTTTCTTCTGCAATCAAGAAAAAGATCTCAGAAGAATTTGCAAAAGTCTTAAAGATTTTAAAATTCAACGATCGTGCACACGAGTTATTCCGTAATTGGTACATTGACGGAAGATTGTATTTCCATATCTTGATTGACGAAAAGAATGTCAAGCAAGGTATCGTAGAACTTAGATACATTGATCCTCGTAAAATTCGTAGAATTAAAAACATTGTAAAAGAAAAGAACGCTCAAGGACTAGAAGTTGTAAAGACAGTCGAAGAGTTTTATCTTTACAATGATAAAGGTATCACTGACTCAGCTACACAAGGGGTAAAGATGTCCCTTGATTCTGTGTTGTATGTACCATCTGGTTACATTGACCAGAACACTGGCATGATGATGTCTTATCTACACAAGGCAATCAAACCAGTAAACCAACTAAAACTTATCGAAGATGCCCTAGTCATCTATCGTATTTCACGTGCTCCAGAGCGTAGAATTTTCTACGTTGACGTTGGTAACTTACCAAAGCTAAAAGCTGAACAGTATGTTAACGACATCATGAACAAGTTCCGTAACAAGATTGTTTATGACGCAACTACTGGTGAAACACGTGACGATCGTAAACATCTTTCAATGATGGAAGACTTCTGGATGCCACGTCGTGAAGGTGGTAAAGGTACAGAAATTACTACACTTCCAGGTGGTCAAAACCTTGGCGAGATTCAAGATATTGAATACTTCCAATCCAAGTTGTACCACTCACTAAACGTGCCAATTAGCCGTTTGCAAGAACAGCAAGGTTTTTCTATTGGTCGTTCAACTGAAATCAGTAGAGAAGAAATCAAGTTTAATAAGTTTATCGTTAGACTGCGTAGAAAATTCTCTACAATGTTTACTGATGCGCTACGTATTCAGTTAATTGCAAAGAATATCATTCGCCCAGAAGAGTGGGATGATATCAAGCAAGACATTCGTTACGATTTTGTTGAAGACAATCACTACTCAGAACTAAAAGATTCAGAAGTATTGTTACAACGTGTTAACATGTTAGCTCAGTTAGATCCATTCGTTGGCAAGTACTATTCAAAAGAATGGGTTCGCAAGAATGTTCTTCAATTGAAAGATGATGAGATTGAAGAAATCGAAAACCAAATCGAATCTGAACAAGCTGACCAACTATCACACGCTGAACAATTGGGCACACTAGATGGCGCTCAACAAACAGCTGCACAAAACTTTATGGCGCAGAACATGGTTCATCCTGAAGGACAAGATGGTGGTGACCAAGGTGCCGATGCTGCTCCGCAAGATGAGCAACCAGCAGACGACCAAACACAACAAACAAATAAACAGCCGACTAAAGGCAAATGGCCAAATTGAGGAGAACTAAATGACTGATACTGTGAAAGATCTTATTTCTGCTATTGTTACAGGTAATGCTGTTGATACAGAATCTGCATTCAATGCCGCTATGGCAGAAAAATTATCTGTGAAGCTAGATGATATGAGAGTACAAGTTGCTCAAAATATGTTCAATGTCCAACAGACAGAAACAGAGGCAGAAGCTGAGTAATGAATTATAAACAGTTTGTTGGTTCAATGAATATACACAGCAAGTCTGTGGGTAAGCCATCAACTGATCATGTTGTAGAAGAAGTAGTTAAAGAAGCCTACGAAGAAATTCCATCTTCAAAGGTAGCAGAAATAATCAAAGAACATCATGATGTTAGAGTAACAGATACTCTGATAGAGTCATATGTTGAGTTAGCTGCTTCTAATATTTTTTCAGTAGACCCTGTTATCTGTGAACTGCGTAAATACAACAAAATTGATAGATTAGTTGAGAACAAGATACATTATGTTCTGTCAGACAAAACAATTGTAGCAATTTCAGAACAAACTCAAGAACGCCTAAATAATTTGTTACAGAATCAAAAAGATATTATTGAGTATATGAGAGAGTCAAAAGAAAACTTTCTGTATGTGCTCGATAAATTAGAGGAACAAAATGGCACTAACTAAAAGCATTTTAAAACTAACAGAAACAGAAGCTGTTGTTAAAGTCGCAGGTAATGGCGGCACTGCTACTATTGATATTCAAGCAGACATTTTAGACAGCAACCAAGCTATCTCTGGCGCAACACAAACAGTTAATATTACTGGTGTTCGTTGGGGTGGTGAGAATGCCAATGTTATTGCAGTTTCTAGAAACTCAACAAGAGTTTTGACACTACCAACTGAACAAGCTGATATGATTTCTTTTGATGGTCAAGAGTTGCCATCAGAGAATACAGCGAACACATTCGACATTGAAGTCGCGCAAACTGGTACTGGTTATGTAGAGTTATATTTAAAACTACGTAAAGTTTCTGGATATGCACCTAAAGTAGAAGACGCAGAATTCGGTTCTTACGACAACACAACTACAGTAGGAAGCTAAAATGAAACTTATCAGAGAAGAAGTTCTAGACACAAAATTTATCGTTGAAGAAAAACTAGGTAAAAGTAAACAATATTTTATCGAAGGTATTTTTCTTCAATCAGAACTAATAAACCGTAATGGTAGATCTTATCCAGAGCAAATCATGGATAAAGAAGTTGCAAGATATATGGAATCATATGTTAAAGCAAATCGCGCTTACGGTGAACTTGGCCACCCAGACACACCATCTATTAACTTAGACAGAGTGTCTCATCTTATTGTTGATCTTCGTAAAGAAGGTACCAACTATATCGGTAGAGCAAAGATTCTTGAAACACCAATGGGTAATATTGCACGTGGTCTATTAGACGGTGGAGCAAACCTTGGCGTTTCTAGTCGTGCTCTTGGTTCTCTACAGATGAACAAAGAAGGTGTTCAAGTTGTACAAGACGATTTTATGCTTTCAACAGCCGCTGATATCGTTGCCGACCCATCTGCTCCAGATGCTTTCGTTAGAGGCATTATGGAATCTAAAGAGTGGGTATTTGTTGATGGAAAGTTTGTGGAAAAACATATTGATGCTGTCAAGTCTTTAATTAAGAAAACTTCATCAAAGAATTTAGAAGAAGCAAAGGCTTACGCTTTCAAGAAATTTCTGAGTGAAATCAGATAAATAATAAATAATTTAATAGAACTATTCCAGTTACAGGAGAACACGATGTCAATCGAACAAAAAATCGCTAAACTTCTAGCTGAATCTAAGGAAGCTCAAATTGAAGAGCAATTGTCCGAAGATCTAGTAGAAGATGAGTTAGACGAAGAAGCTCTAAAAGCTCCGTCTGCTGCACAGAACCCAGACAACGCACGTAATGATGTTGAAGATGAAAAGTCTGCTGAAGGTGGTACTTCTAAGAAGGCTAACAAAGTAACAGCAAACGCATCTGCACAAGACGCAAAGCCAACAGTTAAAGAAGAATTGTCTGTAGACGTTTCTGCTGATGTTGCTGCTCTAATCAACGGCGAAGAATTGTCAGAAGAATTTAAAACTAAAGCTGCAACTATTTTTGAAGCAGCTGTAGTATCTAGAGTTAAGCAAGAAGTTGCTAAACTAGAAGAAGCATTCGAAGCTAAGTTGGATGAACAACTAGCACAGAATATCGAGGGAATTGTTGAACAAGTTGATGGATATCTTGGCTATATTGCCGAGCAGTGGATGGCACAGAATGAATTAGCCCTTGAGCGTGGTATGAAGGCGGAAATCCTAGAAGGATTTGTTGCTGGACTAAAAGGTTTATTCGAAGAACACTATATCGAAGTTCCAGAAGAGAAGTTTGATGTACTAGGTTCTTTAGAAGAACAGATTGAACAACTAAGCGCTAAGTTGGACGAACAAGTAGCAGCCAACGTTGAGTTGACAAAAACTGTCAGCGAAATGACTCGTAACGAAATCGTTACAATGGCATGCGAAGGTTTGGCGGCAACTGAAGTCGAGAAGTTGAAAGGTCTAGCAGAAGAATTAGTCTTTGAAGATTCTGAATCTTTCAAAGGTAAAGTTCAAACAATCCGCGAAAATTATTTCGTCGCAAAACCAGCAGCAGAAGTATCTTCTGTTGTATCAGACGCTCCAGTAGAAGCATTGTTCGAGGAAAAGAAAGTTGACCCAACAATGGCAAAGTATCTACAAGCACTAAACCGCAAATAATCTCAACAATTTAAAAGGAAAATAAAATGACTGCATCACGTCAACAACTAATGGAAAAATGGGCACCGATTCTAAACGCAGAATCTGCTCCATCTATCAAAGACAACTACCGTAAGGAAGTTACTGCTGTTCTTTTGGAAAACCAAGAACGCGAAATGGCAAAGCAAGCTCAAGCATTGTTCGAAGCTACTCCAGCTAACGCTGGTGGCGACGGTATCGCTTTGGGTGGTGCTGGTACTAACGCAAACATGGCTGGTTACGATCCAGTTCTAATCAGCTTGGTTCGCCGTGCTGCTCCACAGATGATCGCTTATGACATCGCTGGTGTTCAGCCAATGACTCAACCAACTGGTTTGATCTTCGCTATGAAGAGCAAGTACACTAACCAAGCTGGCGCTGAAGCTCTATTCAACGAAGCAGACACTGACTTCTCTGGTGCTGGTACTCACGCTGGTTCTAACCCAGTTGACGGTACTTACACTACTGGTACTCCAGTTTCTACAGCTACTGCTGAAGATCTAGGTGGCGCAACAGCGTTCAACCAAATGGCATTCTCTATCGAGAAGACTACTGTTACTGCACAAACTCGTGCTTTGAAAGCAGAATACACTATTGAATTGGCTCAAGACTTGAAGGCAGTTCATGGTTTGGATGCTGAAGGCGAATTGTCTAACATCTTGTCTTCTGAAATCACTGCAGAAATCAACCGCGAAGTTGTTCGTACTGTTTACTCTGCTGCTAAGGCTGGTGCCCAAGTTGGTACTGCTACTGCTGGTACTTTCGACTTGGACGTTGACTCTAACGGTCGCTGGTCTGTTGAAAAGTTCAAGGGCTTGATGTTCCAAATCGAACGTGAAGCAAACGCTATCGGTCAACAAACTCGTCGTGGTCGTGGTAACTTCATCATCACTTCTGCAGACGTTGCTTCTGCATTGGCGATGGCTGGTGTTCTAGACTACACTCCTGCTTTGGCTGGTAACAATGGTCTAAATGTTGACGACACTTCTACTACTTTCGCTGGTGTTCTAAACGGCAAGTACAAAGTGTATGTTGATCCATACTCTGCAAACGTTTCTGCTAGCCAGTTCTTCGTTGTTGGTTACAAAGGTACTTCTGCCTTTGACGCTGGTTTGTTCTACTGCCCATACGTTCCTCTACAAATGGTTCGTGCAGTTGATCCAAACACTTTCCAACCAAAGATTGGTTTCAAGACTCGCTACGGTATGGTTGCAAACCCATTCACTAGCATGGCTTCTGGCCAAAACGTATACTACCGCAAGGTTAAAGTTACAAACTTGATGTAATCAAGTAAGATAGAACCTACGTAAGATAGGTACTCAAAGGCTCCTTCGGGAGCCTTTTTTAATTCCTAAATAATTTTATGGCTACAACACTTACCTGTCCTCTTCCAGCAAACTTAAATCCATTGTCACCAAATGGGTTCAATTTTGCCATTCAAAAATTACCAAGCGTATCATTCTTCTGTCAGCAAGTAAACCTTCCAGGGATTTTGATTGGTTCACCAGAGTTTGGAAACCCATTCCACACAACACCAATTCCAGGTGAGTCTCTTACTTACGATACTTTGAATGTTCAGTTTTTGGTAGACGAAAGTATGGAGAACTACAAATCCATATACAACTGGATTATTGCATTGGGATTTCCTAATGACTACAATCAGTACGTTAATTTTATCAATGAAGACCAACGTGGTGTTGTTTCTGAATTAGCTAAAAACTATTCTGATGCAACTCTAGAAATCTTAGGGTCTAACAATAAAGCTATTCAAACAGTTAGTTTTATTGATCTATTTCCAATTTCTTTGGAATCTCTTAACTTCCAATCAACAAATCAAGACGTGCAATACCTAGTAGGTAACGCTACATTCAGATACAGTTATTACAAATTTAATTGAAATTATTACAATTATGTAGTATAATGTCTACATAATTTTTGAGGATATTATGAATATTGAACAGCTACAAGATGAATGGGACAAAGACTGTTCCATTAATGATAACTTTCTCGGCGAACAAGCCACAGCAACCCCAAAGCTACACGCAAAATATCTACGATTACTCGTAGGGGTTAAACTCAAACACACAAAACTTTCATCAGACCATAACCAACTTCGCAAGAATAAGTTTAGGTACTACAGGGGTGAACTCAGCCGCGATGAATTGAATGAACTCGGCTGGGTACAGTGGCAAGGTATTAAGCCACTAAAGAATGAGATGGACGAATTCCTTCAAGGGGACTCAGATCTAAATACAATGAGAGTCAAGATTGAGTATCTTGAAACAATGATATACCTTCTTGAGTCTATATTAAGTCAAATCAAAGCCAGAGATTGGCAGATTAAAACACACGTGGAATGGAAAAAGTTCCTAGCTGGAATGTAATGAATGTAATAAAAGTAGAAAAGCTAGACGAAGTTTACGTCAGAGTATTCAGTGACCCTTCTGTTGAACAGGAGATCGCTGATTTCTTCACATATGAATATCCAGGTGCAAAATACACTCCTCAATACAGAGCAAGATTGTGGGACGGTAAGGTGCGTCTATATGATCAAGTAAGAAAAACTCTGTACATTGGATTGTTGGATTATGTTGTCAAGTTTGCTGAACGCAATCAATACAAAGTAGAACTAAAAGACAACTTTGCTCCAAACAACAATATAACAACAGAACTTGTTGAAGAGTTTGCCAAATGGTTAAATCCACATGGACGTGGCAAACCAATTGAGATTAGAGATTATCAAGTAGAAGCTGTACAGACTGCTCTTAACAAAGAGCGTGTATTACTACTATCACCAACTGCATCAGGTAAGTCGTTCATCATCTACACAACAATGCGTTGGCATTTGAATGAAGGACGTAAGTGTATTCTTATTGTTCCAACAACTTCGCTAGTTGAACAGATGTACGCTGACTTTGAAGACTATTCATCAGCAAATGGCTTTGATGTTGGCACCCACTGTCAAAAGTTATACAGCGGGTTTCCAAAAGAATTTACCAAGCATGTGTTGATCACAACTTGGCAATCTATCTACTTGCAACCAAAGTCATGGTTCAAGCAGTTCCATGTTATGTTTGGAGATGAGGCTCATAATTTTAAAGCCAAGTCACTAACTGGTGTTATGGAAAAGATGGACACCATTCAATATCGCATTGGCACAACTGGTACACTAGACAATAAAAAGATTCATCAGTTAGTTCTTGAAGGTATCTTTGGTCCAGTACATCGCGTGACAACTACCAAAGCGTTGATGGATTCTGGAAAATTGACTCAACTAAATATAACGTGTCTTATATTAAAATATAGTGAGTTGATTCGTAAAGAACGTAATAAAAACACGTACCAAGAAGAAATGGATTGGCTAGTTACGAACGAAAAGCGTAACAAGTTCATCAGAAATCTGGCAGTAAATTCTAAAGGTAATACGCTCGTTCTTTTTCAATACGTTGAAAAACACGGTAAAGTTCTCTACGATCTTATAAAAGATAAAGTACACGATGACAGAAAAGTCTTTTTTGTGTATGGTGGAACAGACACAGCTGATAGAGAAGCAGTTCGTCACATCACAGAAGGTGAAGACGATGCAATTATCATCGCATCTTATGGCACGTTCTCCACTGGTATCAACATACCATCCATCGAGAATGTTATCTTTGCGTCGCCATCAAAATCAAAAATTAGAAATTTACAATCCATTGGTCGTGGTTTGCGTTTAAAGGACGGTAAGGTTTCTTGTAAACTTTACGACATTGCAGATGACTTGCATTGGAAGTCTTGGAAGAATCATACACTAAATCATGCTGCTGAGCGTTACAAGACATACGCTGAAGAACAATTTAAACTAAAACTTGTGGAAGTTGACTTACAATGAATGATGTCTATGTTGTGTTGAAACTTGTTTCTGGAGAGACGTTGATGTCTGTCTTAGGGGCTGAGGATGAAAATTTTGTTCAGCTGAATAATCCTCTTGTGATCAAGTCTGTGCCATCTCTTGCAGATGGTAGAGAACATCTTGCAGCTGCTCCATTCTGCCCGTTTACTGAAGATTCTGAATTCATCTTGGACAAGAGAGATGTAATGTTTATCAAAAATCTGGCTGAGCCATTTATAAAAACATACATCAGGCTGACAGAGTCAGAAGAAGATGAACGTCCTGAGAGAGAAGCAGAGGATGACGGATCCTACAGATTCATAATGGACGGTAACGATACGATTAATTGATCTATATCTTTATCAACCCTAACACCCTGAATTATGCCTCAAGTCAAATAAAAAAGCAAATGTATTTTGCAATGCTTTGGCTACAAAAGAAAGTTTGTCTTTTCACACTTGTTGCTGTATAATACTTGATAACTTGAACTACAAGAGGAACGCCCATGTATGGCTCACTACGTAAATAACAAAGATTTTTTAGATGCACTAATTAAGTATAGAGACTCTGTGGAGTTGGCTAAACAAGAAGGCAGACCCAAGCCAATCATTAGCAACTACATCGGTGAATGCATCTTAAAGATCGCCAATCACCTTTCGTACAAGCCAAACTTTATCAACTACTCATATCGCGATGATATGATTCTCGACGGTATCGAGAACTGCATTCAGTACATTGATAACTTTAACCCAGACAAGTCCAGCAATCCTTTTGCATACTTCACCCAAATTATTTACTATGCATTCTTGCGTAGGATAGCAAAAGAAAAGAAACAATCATACATCAAAGGCAAGTTGATACAAGACATGCCCTTTGAGATGTTTGAACTTCAAGAGCAAGACGAAGGTACAGGATACCACAATGCTTATCTTGAATTTATGCAAGCCAATCAGACGTTTGACGATACGTTTATTGAACGCAAAAAAGAAAAGAAAAAGAAAAAGCAACCAAACTTAGATGAATTTATTGATGATGGAGTAGATGATGTCAAAGAGCGTGAGGGACTTGATCAATAGCCTTAGTAATGGCGGTATTGAACGAGCAATAGCATACAGACCCGCTAGGGCTAGAGCGATTAGAGCAAGAAGTGGTAGAACTCTAAAGCGTAGAACAATTTCTGCAGATGATAATTATTTGAACTTGAATACATATATGAACAATCAAACTGACAACAAAATCTTTCTTGGCGTTAACGACTTTGATGATCTAATCACATCAGAAATTTTAAAGCGTCGCGTTGATGCAAACCAACGCACACTCCACCGTGATACAACTGTGCTTGCCAATCGTCGCACATGGGCTAATTGGGTTGAACAAAACTTTGACGGTGATTTGATTGTTCAAGGTGGTTCTTCTTCTGGTTTTATCGTTATTGAAGCAACCAACGAATATATCACATACAGCGTTAGTTCAAACTCAACTAATGTTCGTGCATATGGTAGCCAAGAGTTTGTCACTGAGATTATCGAGATGGTTGAAGACGCATTCTCTGTTGTCACATCCCACATCGAGTGGGTTTACGGCAGCGATGGTCATTCTGTGAGCGTCCCTCTTAACCGTGATCGTTTGCCAGTTGCTGAGATGTATCCATTCCTTAATGGTGAATCTCTGGAAAGCTACTACGATCGATATATGAATTCTTCAGCAAACATCTTGCTGTTGATTGGTCCACCTGGAACTGGCAAGACTACATTCATCCGTGGCTTGCTGTCTCACCGCAACGCATCAGCCATCGTTTCTTATGATTCTCAAATCCTTGAGAAGGATGGTTTCTTTGCACGCTTTATCGAAGACGACACTGAAATCATGGTGTTGGAAGACAGTGATGCATTCTTGAAGTCTCGTAGCGACGGTAACACAATGATGCACCGCTTCTTGAACGTGGGTGATGGTTTGGTTACAACTCGCGGTAAGAAGATGATCTTCTCTACAAATTTGCCAAGCATTCGCGATGTTGATTCTGCCTTGGTGCGTCCAGGTCGTTGTTTTGACATCGTTACCTTTGATCAGTTGGATACATCACAAGCCAAAGTATTGGCTGACAAACTTGGCGTCGCTGCGCCAACTGACAGTGCCACTGGCAAGTACAGCATTGCTGAAATTTTCAACAAGCAATCTGATGGTGTCAAGAATTCAAAGAATTCCAGAAAGGTTGGTTTTTATTGATGTATAAAGTTACATACTACACATCTGGGTCAATGGTGGCTTTTAAGTGGTTTAACACGTTTGGTGAAGCTAGTCAGTTTTCACTAACTGTTAGAACTGGAGACGTCATTGAAATTAAATTATACAAGGAGATTCCTGATGGACAATCAACACAAACAAATTAAAGGCTATCGTGATCTTTCTCAAGATGAGATTAATCTTATGAATGAGATCAAAGCCAAAGGTGCTGAACTTGGAGAATTGGTTGAACGTCTACGCTCACAACCTACTCTGGATCAGCGTTGGATTAGTATCGGTGCAACAGACTTACAAACTGGTCTGATGGCTCTTGTTCGTGGTGTAGCACAACCAACATCATTCTGAGGAATTGCATGAAGGTAGCGTTAATAACTGATCAACATTTTGGTGCTCGCAACGACAGCATCACATTCTTAGATTTCTTTGAGAAGTTTTATCAAAATGTATTTTTTCCTACGTTGGATAAAAACAATATTAATACTGTTCTTATTCTTGGTGATACTTTTGATCGCCGTAAGTACGTAAACTTCTACGCTCTTGATAGAGCCAAGAAAATGTTCTTTGATGAACTTGAGCGTAGAGGAATTCGAGTTCATATGTTGGCAGGTAATCACGATACTTACTTCAAGAATACCAATGATGTCAACTCACCAGACTTATTGTTGAACGAGTATGCCAACATAGATGTTATCTCTAAACCAGAAACCATCGTCATTGATGGTGTTTCTATTTGTATGATTCCTTGGATCTGTACAGATAACTACTCTGAATGCGTTGACCATATGAAAAGTACAAAAGCCGAAATTTGTATGGGTCACTTTGAAATTGCTGGCTTTGCTATGTACAGAGGTATGGAATCACATGATGGACTTTCTAAAGAAACATTCGACAAGTTTGACATGGTTTTTTCTGGGCATTATCATCACAAGTCTGATGATAAGCAGATCTACTACCTCGGAAACCCATATGAGCTTACATGGCAAGACTATAACGATCCCCGAGGATTTCACTTGTTTGACCTCGACACAAGAAACCTCGACTTCATTCGCAATCCTTATCGAATGTTCGAGAGAATTGAGTACGACGACAAGGATAAAGAACCCTTCGACCTTGACAAATCAGATCTAACAGGCAAGTATGTTAGATTAGTTGTTGTCAATAAAACTGACTATTACAAGTTTGATAAGTTTATTCAAAAGTTGTATAATAAAGGATGTCAAGATATCAAAGTTGTCGAAGATATGTCTGAGTTTAGTGACGGCGAACTTGATGATGAAAATATCAATCTAGAAGATACGCTTTCTGTTCTTGGTCACTACGTTGATTCTATCGAGACTGATATGGATAAAGAAAAGATTAAAACATACATGCGCAGTTTATACACTGAAGCAGTTAACATTGAGGTTGTTTAATGATTGTTTTCGAAAGTATTGAATGGAAGAATTTTCTATCAACTGGTAATTCTGCTAACAAAATCTTACTGAACAAATCAACAACCACTCTTATCATTGGCAAGAACGGTGAAGGTAAATCCACTGTTCTAGATGCCTTGTGTTTTGCTTTGTTTGGTAAACCATTTCGTAATATCAACAAGGGACAACTGATTAACTCTATCAATGGTA